GTTAGCAGTGCTTTCACCCAGAACCACTTCGCCTTTCTTGACACCACGATCAGACCAATCTTTGATCTCGGCATCAACAGCCTCACCGAAAGCCTTGACATCAAGGGCTTGGTCTTTCACGAACTTGTTGTAATCAACCATGACCTTAACCTTGTCGTGCAGGCGTTCCGGCAGGTCACTGGCAGCAAGCTTCTCAGTGAACAGCTTGTCAGCCTCGGCCTTGAGTTCCTTTTCCCGGCGAACCTCATTCTCTTTCTTCAGAGCCTTGTTCTCTTCAGACAGAGCAGCAAAAGCCTCTTTGAGAATCTTGATTTCGGGGTCGGCTGTAATCACAACCTGCGCCTTGCCCTCTGCCAGAACTTCGGCAAACAGTTCGGGGTGGTCTTTCTTCAACTGCGCTTTATCCATTCGTTTCACCTCCTTCTCAGTGGGTTTTTGTACCGGCTCATTACCGGCAATATCGACTTCGGCAAATGAACAGGGTTCATCCTCTGCGAAGGCAGCCGCCGAAGTGTTTGAGTCGGCTCCGAAAACACAGACCGACATCTCCTTGAATTCAGATTCCAGAAACACAGCCCCCGGACCCTTGACCGTGAAGCCATTGCAATTATGCTCTTGGTCTTCATCAAGCCTCAAGACCTTGCGGGGCCAAATGAACATGCTTGCCTGAAAGGGGAAGCCCTTTGACGATTCCTCCAAAAACTTCTTAGAGGCATCATTGTCAAGAAACACCACATCGTCTTCTGGGGCCATCAGCTTGTTATCGACAATCACAGGCTTGCCCATGTGTGCAAGACGAGTCTCAATGTCATGTTGCTGAAGCAACGGGTATCTCTCCTTGGGGAACTTCATGCCCGATAGTTCAATACCCAGATTGCCCCAATACCAATGGTCTTTGATCACTCCACCAGAATAGGCAACCATCTTGATCTTGGGCTTCTTGGGTTGGTTCTCACCAGCCTCTTCAAACATGACGGAGGCTTGCCCACCCCCATCAAGACGAAAAGCACCTTTCGGCAGTTTCTTCTCCTTCATTATTTAGCCTCCTTTTTTCGAACCACTAATTTCTTTTTGGCCGGGGCAGCAGGCTTCTTGCCCGGCTCACCCTCAACCTTTTCTTGCTGTGACTCTGCGTTCAAAGTATCAACCCCTGCGGCATAATCTAATTCGGGGTATTTTTCGTCTTCTGTAGCTTTCTGGAGTCTGTATCTACCATACCCGCTAAATCCCAACATTCGGGCAAGTACAGAATTAGGTATGCCAAGGCTTTCACCCATAGGCCCGTGTTTGACCCCCAGAATCGCACCAGTACGCTTCTCATAGTCAAGTGCCTCTGAAATGGGGAATGATACATCTATAAGGTCTTCAGGCTTTCGTGGTACGTTCTTGAAGACCGGCTCTTGCTTGTCATCAAAAGCAACAGCTTCTTTGACCTTATAGGTTTCTTTCATCTTGCCTTGGGCTGCTTTCAGAAAGAAGATCGAACCCCAGAAGTCTCGCACATACCAGTTCTTGAAGTAGGCAATTTCGTCCGATATGCGGTCAGACATCGGGCCACGCGAAGCCTTGACCGAAGCATACGTGCCCTTGGAAGCACCAGACATGATATCCTCTGGTTCGTTGAGACCCCCAGAGACCATGTGCAGAATATCGGTATCCTGATCTTTGATTGCCGAAAGGTTGGGGTTTCTGACTTCACAGGTCATGCCGGGGGGCAACACCAAACGAGAACCCGGTGTGATCTTGGAGCCTATTCCAGTCTTGCGCTTGTCATCTTCAGACAAGGTAAGCCAAGTCTTGAAGGCTCTTACATCTTCAAATGAAAAAACCCAGAGGTACGCACCGCTGGATTTCTTATGGTCGATTTCATACTTCTTCAGGTTTTCATAGTGGTTTAACCACTCAAGGGTTGTGCGAAGATAGCCTACGGCCCTGCGGGTGACAAAGCCTTTTTCCATGTGAATCATGAACCGTCTATACCCGCCAAGACTCTTGTAGGTCTTGCCTCTACCTCTCGAACCTGCTGTAAGCTTTGGAATAAATGATGGGTCACTTGCAGCCAGTTCTCCAAACTCAGGGTAACGTGCAACAAAAATGGAAGGTATGATACTCTTCACCACACCATTCATGCCACTCTGAACATAATAAAACAAAGGCATCTGAGGCTTTTTGGGATGATAGAATATGCCACACCCTGCATCGCCACCACCCTTGATCGAAGCTGGGTCAAAGAAGTCAACTTCCACAAAGCCATCATCATGCAGGGTCAGCCCAATGAATAGCTCCCCCTCAATGTTGAACCGGGTAAGGTACTTGGGCCACCAGATATACAATCGGTTACGGGGGTCGTTGTGGGTGCCTAAAATCTCTTCTTGAATGTCAAATAACTCTGAAGTGGTATCAAACCCCATGCCTACAATGCGGCCCACATGACCTCGAATGGCTGTGCTCACATAGGGGTTCTTGCTGAATTTATCAAAGCAAGCTTCTTGAAGGGTGTATATATCTTGTTCTTCACCACGATTGGTGAGTAGGAGTGAGGTAGAAAAACCGTCTTCATCTCTCCCCGACAGATCAGAACCGCTGTCATACTGCCAAGGCATTGAGAACTTCATCGTTCTCAGAACTTCGTCTGGCATCTGAAGTATGTACTCATTCAATTCGTCTTGGTTCATGCGTACTCCCCAAATAAAAATGGATAGTCATATAGACTATCCATAGCATGAAACCAAAAATTATGTCAAGCAGTTAGAATCTAAACTGCCTTGTAATCCCCCAAAACAGCCTTATTAGCTATCGACCAACCGAAGTTTTGGTATGATCGGCGTATCCTAAAATGCTCAGAAGTAAGGTTTCGACCACCGTAGATTCCCCACCCCAGAGCAAACATAGCATCGTCTTGTTCCCCATATTTTTCCATCTTACGGGGGCTACCAAACCATCGTTTAACCGGGTCGTGCATGAAGACAGAAAGCTCCTCACTCAAAATATTATTGCTCACAGAACCTGCTACTCTGATAACTGGTGACTTCAGCCTGCCCTCATCTATGATCTCAAATAAACCCTTGAAGCACTCTTTTTGCCGGTCATAGCTTGCAAAGACTGGCTCAAATTGAATAGCTCGTTCTTCACACCATGCTTGAACGTCCCAGTTGCCAAAACGCTCAGAACAGTAACTGTCAAGACCTTCATACTCATTGTGGGCTGCGTCGAGAATGTCTTTCACGGCACCAAGAGAGTGATCCTTAATATGAAAGAACCCAATGATGAAGTATATATAAGGTGGGTTTGCCACATCTTGCAGCCAGATATTCGGGTTGCTGCGGCTACCGGGCAAGCCCTTTGCAATCAGCGTTAGCATGGTTCTGGCTCTGCCGTCTTGGGCATACGGGTCGCCAAAGTCAGACCCAGCAGAGATAGCCCAATCGGTGTCAAGTTTATCCCCCAACTCGTTCAGTTCTTTCAGCGACAGCATCATGGGGGCATCAGAGGTGTCGAACAAGCGGTAAAGAGTTTCCATCGGTGTGATCTTACTCAACAGTTCGTCTATCTTCTGATTGAGTTCAACAACAATGAAGTCCTTATTACCCTTCTGGGAATACGATGCAATAGCCTCAACCAGTTCTGCCTTCTTGGTCAATACGGCTCGAAGGTCCACATGGTTCAAGATTCTGCCGTCATAGCCCAAGGCGTAGATTTCCTCAATATGAGGGTCTTTGAAAACACGTACCTGACCGGCTTCCCACAGGTTCAAGAAGTATCGCTCGAACTCACCAAATGGGAATTTGGCCTTGTAATCATCCAACTGGTCGCGGGTCATGTATGGGTGCCAGAAGTCATTCGGGTCGCCATCGGGCATTCGAGAACTACGGTAGCTGAAGAACACCTTCTTGGTCTTTTTTTCCACCAAGGCATTCACATAGAGCTTGTAGAGAACGTGGCTCTTGTCAGATACCGTCGAATCAATAACCCCTATGGCATTGGGTATGTTACGAATGGATCCATCAAGCTGAGTAAAGAACCGTGGGTTCTTCATCGCAAAGATTTCAGAAAAGGTGTACCCCGTAATGTTTGAAACAATACCTGTGAATGATGAAATGGGCTTGATGATCGACTTGACATCCCCCTTATCATCTCTCAACCGAACTTCTTTCTCTTTGATGTTGACCTTGCCACCCAAGTCTCTCAAGAGCTTGGGGCTGTTCAGAATGATGTCAGT